CGAAGGATTTTCGATATTTACGACTCCGGCTTCCTGCATTTCGCAAATCTTGACGGCATGAGTCTTTAACAAACTCATGGCATATAACAGGTCCGGATGAACGAATTGCTGGGATGATATGATTACTTCGTTCTTGTAGTTTGCTTCTACAAATCGCTCTGTGTAGTCTGCTGTTACCTGGTTGTTCTTGAGCTTAACTTTCTGGATTTCATACACAGGCTGTTCTTTTACTAATTTTTCTTCCATACTTTTTAAAATTTAGGATTGTTATAACTTTGGGGCGCAAGGCCATTTCTGCTTTTGCTTTACTGATTACAGTGCGACACCATTCCAGTTGATGGGTCGCGGTCCGGTTCAAACGATCACACCAATCGACAAGATATTGTTCATCTTTGCACAGACTGTCAATGATAGCATTTACTGCCTTGGAGGTAGCCCCGGCACGTGAGGCTGTTTCCCGTAACGTATCGAAGACTTCCGATTTCTTTTTCCCGTTCAGATGGTATTTGGCATCTGCTAACAGCTTCCCGGTCCGGGCGATATAGACGGCAAGGTCGTTTCCACGTAGGACAGCTTCTTGGACTTCTTCACTCATGGTAATATTCAGGAAGGAATCGATGGCTTCCAGTTCGGTGAGAATATTTTCTGTTGGTGTGATGTTTAAATTCATTTCGTTTCTATTAAAATATAAGTGGACAACCTCTTGCTAAAAAGGGTACATGCTTTTCTGGAAAAGGGTGCATGCTATTTCAAAAAAGGATGCACCCTTTTTCTAACCGAACAACATCCACCAGCGAAAGGCAAGTTCCTCGTATTTCTCTTTTCCTCTCCGGTAGGTCTGCTCGTCTCGTCTGATGAATGCTTTAAACACTTTCTGGTTCTTCTTGGAGATACCATAGATGAAATCCTGACGACTTCCGGCAATGTCCATATACCAGGCACGGGAACGGTCCCAATCGAAGAAGTCAATCGCTTCGTTGAACTGCTTTTGCGTTTGGGCGAAGGTCGTTTTCAGGTCCCCGCCGAATCCGAATGTCGGAAGCCACCAGTCCCATTTGCACCGGGTGTCGAGAGTGTATTCAAAGTTGCCATATTGGAAACGTTGCGCCTTATTGACCATGAACCGTTGTGTTTCGGCTTTTTCCAAGACTAACGCAAGCATCGGGTCATGCCGGGCTTCCATCCGGAGCGACTTAATCATAGCTATAGCCAGCTCCCAATCTTCGCCGGAATACAATACATCGTCCACCATCCGTTTGTCATACCGGACCCGTTCCTGCTCCGTCAACATTGCATCTACCAGACTGCCAAATTTGAAAGCCTTTTCCTTATCCCCATATTGAGTACGGGGATAAAGGAGGTTCTTTAGTTCTGTCAGGTCAGAGTTGCTAACCTCCGACCGTTGGTAATACATATCTTGCATCTTCTTCCTTGAGTTTTAAGTATTCAATTACTGCAAAGTCAAATTCGAAATTGTAGGTGTTATCCATTAGCCACTGGAACCATTTGCGGCCCTCTTCCGTATCAAGAATCTTTTTTAGAATACTCGGTTCGCGTCTGTATTTCCCGAAGTTTATCCATGAGGACAGATATAGTTTCTTTTTCATATCATTTGGCGGTTACATCATCGACATATTTCACGAATGCGGACTGGATTTGTTCTTCATCCTTATTCGCAATCTTTTCACAGAAAGTGATCATCTTCTTGTGAATCTTTTCGAGATCCTCCATACTCATATTGATTCCTTCGCGCATGAACCACATCTGATATACCTGCATGAATCCCTGTGGATTGGTTACCTGAATCTTTTTCTTGACTTTGGATTTCGTTGGAGTAGGAGACATGTTGGCAGCGGAGAAGTCGAATGCCGCCTGTACTTCGGCTGCCGCTTTCTCTGCTTCTGCTTTGGCTTTAGCCTCTTCTTCCCGGCGTTTGCGTTCCTCTTCCTGCTTTTTTCTTGCTTCAGCTTCCCGTTGTTTGCTTTCTTCTTCCAAGCGGGCTGCCTCGGCTGCATTGGTACGGCGTAATTCCTCTTGTTCTTCCAATTGCTTGCGAAGGCTGGGGAGCTTGTCGATCAAATCTTGTTTTGTGCCCTCTATTTCAAAGCGGTAACGTTCTGTAAAATCTTTCTTCTTTTGTATAGCGATTTCACCTTTTATTGCCTTACGGGTCTCGGCATCCATATAGAAAGTCTGTTTATTATCAGAGACGTTTTCAACAAAAGCGCTCCAAGAGAAATTGGTACTTGTTTCGGATATCTGTCGGCACACATTGTTATAGGTAGCAAGGGTGGCACGATTGAACATATTATTCAGTGCGTTAATATGCTTTTCCACGTATGCGGCATACGCCATATCCAACATGACAGTGATATCTGATCGATATTGTGCCTTTTCGTTTTCCAACATCTGCTTACGGCGGGCTTCCTCTTCCCTACGTTTTTGTTCGGCCAGCTTCTTTGCCGCGTATCGGTTGCGGGCTTGCTGGAGCTTATAGGGAATAGTGGTTGCCGATTTGATATCGATAGCTGATTCCAAGGAAGTGAATGATTTGCTGACCGTAGCCAGAAGTTGAGTCAATGGCTTGCGACGCTTGTTCATGTTTTCTACTGTTATTTTCGTCTTCGCCAGATACTCTGAGACCTTCGCATCCAGTTCATCCGAGCTGATACCTTTTTCCGCTTCAATGGTGTCCAGAAGTGCTTGTCCGGCTTGGTTGCAAGCCGATACGGAAGCCTGGTTGCGTTGCAAGGTGGCAGGAGCCGATTGCATGATCTGATTGAATTCTTCCACTTTGATAAGAGAATTGTTAGCTTGTGTATCCATTGTGATAAATTTTTAAGTGATTGATCGAGTTTATTAAAATCCGGCATCTTCATCTTCCTGTGATATTTGGGCTGTTATACCTGATGCGGGTACCGGTTCCGCTTGCGGTTGCTCTCCGAATCCCTGTAAAGGATTTTCCGATTTGGGCTGGAGGGCTTGTGGTTGCTGTCCGGCTTGATTGGGCTGGATAGCGGTTGTTTCCTCCAACCCGTAGTCGATATCTTGTGGCTCTTCCTGGGTTTCGAATACCGTAAACTTTCCGGTCCGGACTTTGGGATATCCGTCGAATGCATGTTTAATCAGCTTGCTTTCCAAGAAGCCCGGATCAATGCCGCCTTCGTTTGAGGTATAGAGGGCGTTCGCCTTGCCTTCTTTCTGCCGGGTTTGCGGATTCCATCTTTGATTGTTTTTGAAGCTGTATGTCTCCAAGCGTTTAATATCGCCTTCCATCATCCAATGCCAGTCTACAGTTCCGTCAGCACGGACGATACGGATAAAGCCACCGATTACCTTATTGGATTTGCGAGGACATGCAGCCTGATAGGTAACAGTCTTTACGCCATCGACCAAACCTGGGGAGAAAGTATCACCTTCATAGCAGACAACCGGATTGTCCACATACCGAACCTGTCCGGCACGCTGACGCATCACCAATTCACCATAGCCGGTGATGGAAAGATAAGCACGCAGTTCGTAGATGTCGTTGCCATTGTTGTCCTTATAGCCGGTCTTCGTGCTGCGAGGGAGAATATAGCAGTGGGGCCGTCCTGTAGGATCAAGAGACAGACCGTTTACGGCAATATCCAGAAAACAGCCATACAAGGACAACGGGGAACATCTTTGCAACTCCGGTTTATCCTGTAAGATTTTCCGAAAGTTGAAATTTTCCTTTTTATAAATCTGTGTTCCCTGATCGGTTCCCCAGATCGCATTGTACATGAGTATGAACTTCTGTTCAACCCGGCTATCGTCCGCTATCATGAGTGGGTTCAGCTGATTCAGTTCAGCTACTTTGATTTGAATTTGATTTGACATGATTCTATTGTTAAAAAATTAATTACCAATGTCTCTTTATCGTGTAAACCATTGCCACGCAACCAGATGCCGTAACTATATGCTGGAAATAGCCCAAGCAAATAGCGATAGTACCAAGTATGGCAAGCGTTCCAAACAGGATGTAGAATCCCCACCTCGTCATTTGGACGAGTTTCCAGTAATTTGTTTTCATACATCAATGATTAATTGGCAAAAGCCGTTTACTTGTCTTTGAAATAGCGAGTTGGATTTATATTGTAAACATCCTCCGATAACCCTTTACCTGGAGTGCCTTGCCGTGTTAATAATTCATTTAGTAATCGTATGGATCCAGAGCGCATTTATACAAGTCTTCCAACCTGTATTCGATTTTGCCCGGTCGTTTGTAACGCTGTAATCTTCCTTCTTTCACCCACCGTTCCACATTCTGCCTACCAAAACGTACACGAGCTTCTTTTTGCCCGATGAATTCCCGGATTCCTGCTTGTATCTTTGAGATTTGCAGGGCGAGGTACTCAATCTCGATCTTCCGTAAAGAAGGTATGCTTTGATAGGTGTTTTCGGTTGGCATAGTCATTCGCTTTTAAAAAGATTCTTTTCGTTCGCATATCGTATGAACTCCGCCGTGGAGTGTATCGAGAGTTTCCGGAAGACGTTCTTCCGATGGTTCTTTACGGTGTGCGACGATATGAAAAGCGCTTCCGCAATCTCTTCGTCTTTTTTGCCATAGTAGCAAAGCTCCATCACCCTAAGTTGACTGTCTGAAAGTGTGCTGTTGAACTTCGGTTCACAGATTTTCTTGAAGCCATCACATTCCCCACGCAGAGGACAACCGACAAATTCAAACTTGAAGTTCCAGTTCTCATCGATATCGATCATGTTGTCATACAATCCGAAATTACATTTGATAAACCTCCTGACCGCTAAGAAATCGCGATAGCATTTATTCCCGTCGTAACGGGCGTAGTACTTGCGAAGTGCCACATAAGCTTCCGGATAGAACTCTTCCAGCACTTCCAGGAAATCTTGGATGAAGTCAATATCTGATTCCTTTAGCTGGCGCTCCGGCATACCCTGCTCACGGATTGTAATTTCGCCCTCTGGAGTGGTATAGAATTCTATTGCGCGCATACCTTTTCCTTCTTAGGGAATAACTCGCTGGCAGGGATGCCAAGTTCTCTTTCTATCACTTCTTGGGCTAATGCATCCGGTTGGTAAACTCCCGCTACCCAACATCTGACGGCTGATTCAGATCGTTTGGTAGCGGTAGCTATCTTTTGGATGAAAGCCTTCTTGGGCGGTGTGTTATCCATAGAGAAGTATATCTCCCTGAACGAACGAGCGCCTGTCTCATGACCTTGTAGGTTTAATTTTTCCATTTTTGCCTCCTTACATTATTATATATGTTCTAATTTCTTCACCTTTGACAGTGTATTAATGAATACAGGTGCAAATAAACAGATAAATTATGATATATCAAAGAAAATGTGATAAAATATTTGATAAATAACAGATGATTTGTGATGCAAATATCTCTGTTTACAAAATTTGAGTATGTAACTTAGTATATATGAAGAATTTAGATATACATATAGGTGAGATCATTACAGATGTGATGAAAACACAAAATGTAACAAAGGCAGAACTTGCTAGAAGACTGGATGTTAAGCCTCAGAGTGTGGACTATCTTTTAGGTCGATCAAGTATTGATACAAACACTTTGTATAATGTTTCAGAAGCTTTGGGTTATGACTTTGCCAAATTGTATTTGCTAAAACAGGATCAGACAGATTGTGATAAGGCAAATTTTGATATTGTTCCTAAAAAGGCAAAGGTACTAGTTGAAGTTGAGCTTAACACCGAGGATGTGATTAAGTTGAATTTGAAAGAGCGTATTGTACAAATACTAAACAAATAGCACTATGGATAATATAGAAGACAAAGACAAAACGATCGCTATACTTCGTCATCAGTATGCACGTGAGAAAAAAGAGAACCAAGTTCTGAAAGATGATATAGCATTACTTGAGTATGAAATTGAGCAATTGAAAAATAAATTAGCAAAGAAAGAGTAATAAGGTTAACTTTTGGTGATAGGGTGATAGAGATTAAGAACAAATTATAAATTTTATGCCAGAAGATGTTGTGATTTCAGATAATTATGTAATGACAGTTGATCAATCTAAAAGTAAATTGACAATTGTTAATGGGGAAGTTTGTGGCGCTATGTCTGGACAAATAGGAACTGGAAGTAATGCGCAACAAGCTATTGTATATAAGGTGATTAAATATGTATTTATTGTAGGCGCAATTCTTTCAGTATTGGTTGTTATTAATTATTGGCTTTTTAGAGATAATGAGAAGGTTCCGGACTTTATTGGTGATTTGGTAAAAGTATGGGATTTATTTATACCACTCGTAACACTTTCATTAGGATATTTGTTTGGTCGATCAAAAATTTTTAAAAAATAAGATTATGAAAATGAGTATGGAAAATGCTGTTAAAGCATTAGATGCAATAAATGAGAAAACAAAAGGTTTACAGTGCCCTATGTGTCAGTCAAGAATGTTTGACTTAGCTCCAGTTGAGTTGCAAATAATAGGATATGACCGAGAAAAAAATGATTTGAACATATCTTTTGGTGATAGAGTTGATTTTGTATCAGTAATTTCTGCAACGTGTAAAAATTGTGGATATACGGCATTGTTTAATTTGAAAAAGTTGGGTATAATAGAATCTGAATTTAATAACTCTAATAATAAATAATTCACGGCTTTATTTGTGTGCCTATACTGGTTGAATTGGTATAGCGATAGTTGTGATTTATGTAGTATTATTGACCTATACTTTTACAAGGAAATAATTGAACTATAAATTGTAGATTATGAAAGATAACAAAGAAATTAATAAAGGCGATAAAGTCTATATTGAAAGCATGTATGGATCACCATATCATGGAGTAGTAGAAAGAATGGATAGTTATGGCGACGTTGTAGTGAAACGTGATAATAAAGAATACTCCAATTTGTATAATCGTAAAAGATTGACGAAAGATGAAGAATAGTTGGATGTCATTGTTGGCGTTAGTGTTTTCTACCATAGCATTAATAATTACATTTCTTCGGATAGATGTGACAATCACACATGAGTCTTTTATTGCTATTATAGCATCTTTTGTTGGTGCAGCATGTACTATAATTGTGGGATCACAGATTTATAATTCTATTGAGACTAAAAGAGTTATAAATTTGCTTGAGTCGAAAAATAACTCCTTAGGAAAATCGATAAATGATTCTAATATTAAGCTATACTCTATAGAAAAAGATGTTCGTGATTTGCATAAAAAAATGGAGGAGTCAAATCTTAAAATTGAAGATCTTTATTCTATTTGTTACTATATAGAAGCATACACAAAAGAGAAGGAGTATTTATTAGCAGGATTTGAACATTATGTAAAGGCTATAGATAAAGCTCTCATTGCAAATAGTATAAATTATGCAAAATATTATTCGATGACACTATCTTGGAGTATTCGTGATGGAATTATGTATATAATCGAGAGTAAATATGAAAAGATAGGATTGAATAGTAGTTCGGAATTTATTATAGATAAAATAATGCAATCGGTACAATTGCGGGATAATTACTCGCTTATAAAAAAAGAATTTGATGAAGTGGTTCAGCTCTGGAGTGAATTTAAAGATAAACTGTATAAAAATACTAAACGAGTTGGTCTTAATGATTTAAGAGATAATCATTAAACTTTGAAATGTTGAATTCATAGAGTAACTTTGAGTTATAGGATAAAGACTATTTCTACAAGTATAACAACGACATTAGGGTTGTTTAAATAAAAGTAATATGGAACTAAAAGATTTTATACGGGATACTCTCCGGAAACACTTAAAGGATGCTGTTAGCCGGTGCAAAGTCTTGGAGCAAGAAAATGCTCTCTTGACATATCAACTTGAAAAGAGGGAAGAGGAATGTCCGGAATCACATTAA